GATTCATGTAGTCCTAACGAGAACCGTTCACACAAAAATAAGCAAGTCACAAAAAGATCCACAGGACAGTGATTTTTAAGTAAAAAAATAATCTTTATTTTTCCTTTTACTTTTAAGAATTTATTGTTATACTAATATACTCTTTTATATCTCTTACTTTAACCGGAGGAAGCAGATGAAGGCTGAACAAATAAACCACGAAAAGATCTGGATTGACTATGGCAAAATGATTATGAAAATCGCTCATAATATGAACGAGAAATATAACAAGCCTTTTGATGAATTACTATCAGAAGGAGTATTGGGAGTGCTCACCAAGCTCCCTAAATTTGACCCGGATCGTGGAGCCAGTATGTGCACATACATATACAGATGCGCATATTTCAAGATGCTGGACTACTGTATCAAGCCTCAAAGGGAAATTCCAACTGAGGTCTATACCTCTGATGAAGACAAAAACCCCTTTATCCAAAAAGAGACCAAACCCAATTGGCTCCAGAGTTTCCTGAGCGAATTGACTGAAGAAGCACAACACCTCATTAAAATTGTTTTTGAATCTCCTGAGGAGCTTTATCATGCTATCAAACCAACCAGGCCTATCAGGTCAAAAAACGCTTTAAGAGACTATATGATTGACGTTCACGATTGGAAATCTAATGATGTGGATCAGGTTTTTAAAGAAGTTGCCCAATGTCTCTAAAAGAAAGGCTCAAAGCCTTTATTAAAACAACCCTGTATCCCTTCCAACAAATGGGTATGAGGTATATCAAAAGGTCTAAAGGCCGGATACTAGTTGGAGATGATATGGGACTGGGAAAAACCATACAGGTGCTAAGTTGGCTGGCTGTCAATCCTAGTAAAAAACCTGTAATAATAATCACCCCGGCCAGTGCCAAGTACAACTGGGAAGATCAAATAAAAGAGCATACAAAAATGAAATGCGTGGTACTGTCAGGGCAGAAACCCTATCCAATTACTGAATCTATAGCAATTATCAATTATGATATCATTTCCTATTGGAAAAAAGATCTGATAAAATTCAAGCCTTGTGTAATGGTATTGGATGAATGCCACTATGTAAAAAACAGAGGTACCAAACGAACAAAAACTTGTAAAGAACTTTCCCGGAAGATGATGTGTGTGGTTCCAATGAGCGGCACTCCTCTTATCAATGGGCCTGTTGAATTCTTTCCTGTACTCAATATGATTGATCCAAAGGAATTTTCCAGCTTTTGGAAATATGCCTTCAAATACTGCGACCCAAAACCGGGATGGAGAGGAAGAGGATATGATTTCACCGGGGCAAGCAACCTGAAGCATCTGAGAAAACGTATCAAGCCTTATTTCTTCCGCAGGACAAAGAAACAGGTACTCAAACAACTGCCTGAAAAACGCAGGACAATACTGACCATAGATATAAACAACACAAAGGAGTATTTCCAAGCAAAAGAGAATTTCCTTGAATGGTATAAAGAAAAAGGGAACAAGATAACAAAGAAATTAAAAAGGGCACAAGCTTGGGTGAAATTAGGTCAGTTAAAACAATTGGTCGCAAAGGGTAAATTAAAAACAGCCTGTCAATGGATTGATGATTTCCTATCTTCTACGCAGGAAAAACTGGTTGTGTTTGTTTACCATAGAAAAATTTTTAACAAACTGATTGAGAAATATAAGAAAATAGCAGCTGTTGGAGGAAAGGCCGGAAAGGAAAGACAGCGACAAGTAAAGAAATTTCAAACAGATCCTGGCTGCACTTTATTCATAGGAACAATCAAAGCCGATAAAGAATCAATTACACTCACTGCTAGCAGTACTGTGCTTTTCCTTGAATTAGGATGGACACCAAGCGAACACGATCAAGCTGAAGACAGAGTGAATCGTATTGGACAAACAGATAATAAGATAAATATGTACTATATGCTAGGAAAAAATACCATAGATCAACATGTCTGGGAGATTATAGAGAGAAAAAGAAAAGTGATCAATCAAATAATGGGTGGAAAATCTCGAAGCCATACCCATACTAGTTTTTCAAATATAATTCGACTACTGAAAGGAAAATAAATGCCTGAGGAGATCAGAAACAAAAAGACAAAAGCTGGATGTTGTGAACTACTAATATGGAATGTTCCAGAAAGACTCAAAAGGAAATTCAAAGCCAAGTGTGCTGAGAAAAAAATCACTTTACAGAATGCCATCATTGACCTGATGAAAATTTTCTGTAAGTAAGAAATGCTTGACTTTATAAAATTATGCAGGGATAAAAACATTTCCTATCTTGAGAGTGGGCATCACCACTGCCATGACGGATGGGTTCAGGTTCACTGCCCCTTCTGTACAGAGGGAATTCACGGTTGGCATTTGGGATTCAGTCTTGAAAAAGGAAATCTCAACTGCTGGCGTTGCGGTTCTCACTCCGCATGGGAATGGTTAAATGTTGTATTTAAGAACCGGGAAGAGTCAGCCAAGCAAATATACAAACTATATTCCATTAACAGCGCCTCAAGTGTCTCTGCCACTCCTATAAAGGTGAGAGGGAAGAAAGCCAAACAACCCGAAGGCATGGAACCTCTTTCCAAAGTTCATAAACAATATCTCGCTGACAGAAAGTTTGATTATAAAAAATTAGTTGATGAGTGGAATATACAAGGAACAAAAAACCTATCCAATGAAGGTTGGTGGTGGAGGATTATTGCTCCAGTAAATAATGTCTCAGGAAGTACAGTTGCCTATACCGGAAGAGCCTTGCGCCCATCTGTCCTGCCACGTTGGAAATTCTCCCGGGAAGAAGAAATGTCTGAAGACCCTAAAAAACTAATATATGGAATTGATAAGGTTCAAGATCGGGTTTTGATTGTTGAGGGAGTAAGTGATGTTTGGAGACTTGGACCAGGATCTGCGGCCTTGTTAGGAATTGATTGGAAAGTAGAACAGGTTTTTATCTTAAAAAATTATAAACATAGATTTATTATGTTTGATCCTGAACCTGAAGCTCAAAAAAGAGCCGTTGGGCTCGCAAACTGGTTGGCTCCCTTTCCCGGGAATACCGAAATAATAACTGGCATTGGTTCTGACCCCGGGGATCTGAAACAAAAAGAAGCAGATAATATTATGAAAGAATTGGAATTTTTAAATGACTAAAAAAGATGCTTATTATTTTTCACATGACGCAAATGCAAGGCATGATCCTAACATTTGTGATATGAGAGCCGATTATGGAATGGAGGGATATGGTATATATTGGGCTGTGATTGAGATGTTGAGAGAACAGGAAGATTTCAAGCTGAATTTGAACCACATCAATGCGATCGCAATGCAAACGCAATGCGAAAAAAGCAAAATAAGAGGTTTTATCGAAAAGTGTATAAACGATTATAAACTGTACAAATCTGACGGGGTGTATTTTTGGAGTGATTCATTGTTAAGGAGGATGGAAGCCAAAGAAACCAAATCTGAGAAAGCCAGACAGGCTGCTGAAATTCGTTGGAATAAAGCATCCGCAAAGCATCCGCAATGCGACCCCAATGCCTTAAAGGAAAGTAAAGTAAAGGAAAAGAAAGAAAAGAAAACAAAAGAAAAACCGAGTGGAATTGAGATTGAATCCATGTGGGTGAAACTATCTGAAAAACTATTGACATCATCTCTAATTGAAAGAACAAATCCACCATCTCCAAAACAGTGGGGTAAAAATCTAAAAACATTTTATCAAAGAGAGAAAATCAAGAAGTCCAGAATCAAAAAAGTTTTGGATTGGTATTGTTCTCAATATGATAAAGAAGCAAATCCATATTACAGAAAATATTTACCAATGTACGTTCCACAAACAAACTCCATGTCCGGCTTTTGTGATAAGTTTTATGATATTGAGTGCGCCATGGAACGTGATTTTGATACTGGTGAGACAAAAACCATAACCAACGTGATAAAAAGAAAGAGTGATTTATGAAAAGAAAAAAGGTTGATTCCAAGACTGAAGAAAAAATCATCACAGCAATGATAACATCCAAAGAGTTTCTTGTCCAGATAGCACCATCACTTGATATTGATTTATTCTCAGCAGATCATTTCAGGACTATCGCAAACTGGTGTAAGAAATATTTCAACAAATATCAGAAAGCTCCTGAACATCATATTGAGAACATTTTTCATTCATGGGAGGAAAAGGGAAAAGCCAAAGAGGAAACAGTGGATGCTGTCAGCGATATTCTGGAGAAACTTTCAGGCAATTATGAACAGGAAAAATGCAACAACATTCCGTACCTCCTTGATGAGGCTTCAAATTACCTTTCAATGCGAAAAATAGAGCAATTGAGGGATAATTTAGAATTTTCGCTGTTGGAGGGTGACCCTAGCATCGCCGAGAGTACAATTAATTCCTTCCGTACGGTGAAAACAGGGTTGGGTATGGACATTGACACATTGAGGGATAAAAACGCTTGGGAGAATGCGTATTCACAATCTCAGAAACCTCTTTTCACTGTTGGAGCTGGTGGGGTAAAAAACTTCTTTGCTCAGGCACTTTGCAGAGACAATTTGATAGGCATACTTGGGCCTGAAAAAAGAGGCAAAACATTCTGGTGCGTTGAGCTTGCAATCAGAGCTTTAATGCACAGGAGAAAAGTTGCATTATTTGAGGTTGGAGACATGAGTGAATCTCAGATATTGAAAAGGATCGGAACCAGATTTGCAAAGGTTCCAATGTTCCAATATCAGTGCAATAAAAAAATAGAGATACCAACAAAGATTTTAGATGTGGAAACCAGAAGAGATCAGAACAGAATAATCAGAACTTATGAGATGGATCATATCTATAAAACATATGAAAAGCCAGCCACAGCGAAAATGTGCTTGGAAGCAATAGCAAAGTTTATGAGAAAGTTTGGTATCTCCTCTGAACATACTTTTCTTATGACAAGTATTCATCCAAACTATTCGGTCAATGTTCACGACATTAATAATATATTAGATAGATGGGAAATAGAACATGATTTTATTCCTGATGTTATAATAATTGATTATGGAGATATTCTAGCAGATGAACCGGACACAAACAATTATGTAAAGAGGGATAAAGAAAACGTAAAATGGATGATGCTAAGAAGATTGAGTCAGGAAAAACATAATTTGGTTATAGTTCCTACTCAAGCTGATGCCCTTAGTTATGAACAGGACACATTAGGAATGGGCAACTTTAGTGAAGACAAACGCAAACTGGGACATGTAACGGGAATGTTTGGATTGAATCAAACTCCTGAAGAAAAAGAAATGAATATTATGAGATTGAATTGGATTGTCTTGCGGGAAGGTGAGGCTGTGAAAGATAGGTTCTTATATGTGGGTCAACAATTGAAATTAGGCCGGGCATATTGTTGTGGGTACTATTAAGGAGAAGAGTGATGCCTGATGAAGATCTGAAAGTGTGTGATGTTGAAGTGTGTGAATATCATTCAACAGGAAAATATACTAAAACGAATTGTCTGAAATATTTTTATGATGGTGAAGTTTGTAGATTACGCAAAGCATGGAATGCTAGATGTGAGGATTGTGAATACAAAAAAGCCTTTAATGGGATTGATAAAATTCTAAAGGAGAAATCATGAAACGTGCTGTAAAAGATTTTGTCAAAGATCAATTCAGAAGAGGAAACAGCCCAGAACATATTAGAGCCGTGGCAAGGTGCATTCAGTATAGAGACCAGATGGAAGAAGTTGATAAATGGATTGAAAAGGGAAAAGAGATTATGAAGAAAAGATCAAAGAGAATTATCATCAGGAGGAAAGAAAGTTAAAAGTTTTTTGAGAATTATCATAGAAATGGAATATGAAAAAAGATAATAAGGCATAACTAATTTTTTTAAAAGCCATAACTTTTTAAAGGAGAATCAAAATGGCAAAAGAAGCAAAGCAAATTATTATCGGGATTTTGAAGAAGATGGGCAAAGAGTTCACGAACAAAATCACAGAAGCACGTGCTCAGAAAAAGCTGGAGAATGCTATTGAGTCTGAAGGTGTTCCCGGAGATATAGTACTGACTGATGAGGAAACCGATTTCCTCAGCTCCATCGGGTTTGAAACTAAGGTTGAAGAGGTTGCACCTGCTGATGATGACGTTGAACCTACAGATGCAGATCTGGAAGAAATTGAAGAAGAGGAAGTTGAACCTGTTTCTGCTAAAGCAACAGCAAAGAAACCTGAAAAACCAAAAGCACCTCCTGTGAAAAAGGAAAAAAGGATTGACCGTTGGGGTGCTGTAATCAAAGTGATAAAAAGCAAAAAGCAGCATCTGTTTGAAGATGTTGTGAAAGAGGCAGATGCACTTTGTGTTGAAGCCGGAAGAAACACCAACATCAAAGAGACAACCACGGTATGCAGATATGCTATCAAGGTCTTGAAAGAGTTTGGGGTGCTGGAACAGAAGAAAGACAAAATCAGAATAGTTTAGTATTCCCTTATAAAGATAATATATAACAGGCATGGATAAATAGAAGTTCA